TAACTTGGGTACCGCCTTTTAATTTACAAAACAAAAGGTTTATAAAAAATGGTGTTAACTATCCAGGCAATGAGCATTGCGGTGCTTTTGGTTGTGATCCATATGATATATCAGGAACAGTAGATGGTAAAGGTTCTAATGGATCTTTACATGGTTTAACTAAGTTTAGTATGGAAGAAGTTCCACCTAATCATTTCTTTTTAGAATACATAGCTAGACCTCAAACTGCTGAGATCTTTTTTGAAGATGTATTAATGGCCTGTGTATTTTACGGCATGCCAATATTAGCAGAAAATAATAAACCTAGACTCTTGTATCATTTTAAACGTAGAGGTTATAGAGGGTTTGCAATGAACAGACCAGATAAAAAAAGAAATAAATTATCAATTACAGAAAGAGAAATAGGTGGAATACCTAACTCTAGTGAAGATATAAAACAATCACACGCTTCTGCTATAGAAACATATATAGAACACTTTGTTGGATTAAAAGAAAATGGTTATGGAGATGTTTACTTTCAAAGAACGTTAGAAGACTGGGCACATTTTAATATAAATAATAGAACAACGCATGATGCTTCTATTAGTTCAGGTCTAGCTTTAATGGCTTGTAACAAACACATATACTCTCCAGTAAATAAGATAGAATTACCGGCGATTGATCTTGGTATAAAGAAATATGATAACAAAGGAACTACATCAAAAATTATAAGTTAATGAATATATATACTAACACCAATAGCGCTTTCCCTAGTCAAGTAGTGAGTGATGCAGAAAAAGCAAGTATTGAATACGGTAGTCAAGTAGCAATGGCTATTGAGTACGAATGGTTTCGTTCAGGAAGAACCGCTGGTAATAGATACTTAACTAATTGGAATAATTTTCACGACTTACGACTCTACGCTCGTGGAGAACAAAGCATACAAAAATACAAAGATGAATTGTCTATTAATGGCGATTTGTCTTATCTTAATTTAGACTGGAAACCAGTACCAATATTATCTAAGTTTGTAGATATAGTTGTTAATGGTATATCTAGTAAAAGTTACGACATAAAAGCTTATGCTCAAGATCCTTCTTCTGTAAAGAAAAGAACAGAATATGCCTCTAAACTACAAGAGGACATGGTTGCTAAAGAGTATTTAGAATCATTAAAATCTACTTTAGGTATAAATCTATATCAAAGTCCAAATCCAGAAACAATACCTGAAAGTCCAGAGGAACTAGAATTGCACATGCAACTTAGTTATAAGCAATCCATAGAAATAGCAGAAGAAGAAGCTATATCAACTGTGTTGGCCCAGAATAAATACGACTTAATAAGACGTAGGATAAACATGGACTTGACTACAATAGGTATTGGAGCAACTAAAACAAATTTTAATCTAGCCGAAGGAGTTACAGTTGATTATGTAGATCCTGCTTATATGGTTTATTCGTATACTGAAGATCCTAATTTTGAAGATATATATTACGTAGGTGAATTAAAATCTATAACAATACCCGAGCTTAAAAAAGAGTTTCCTAATATTTCAAAAGAAGAATTAGATAGAATTCAAAAAATGCCAGGTAATAGATCATATGTAACTGGTTGGGGTGATTATGACGAAAACACTGTTCAAGTGTTGTATTTTGAATACAAAACATATCACAATCAAGTTTTTAAAATAAAACAAACAGATCAAGGTTTAATGAAAGCTTTAGAAAAACCTGATACATTTAATCCACCAGAAAGTGATAACTTTGAAAGAGTATCAAGATCTATAGAGGTTTTATATACAGGAGCTAAGGTTTTAGGAACTGATACAATGCTCGACTGGAGGTTAGCAGAAAACATGACAAGACCTTATGCTGACACTACTAAAGTAGAAATGAATTATGCTTTATGTGCGCCAAGAATATACAAAGGTAGAATAGAATCACTTGTAAGTAAATGTATTGGATTTGCTGATATGATTCAATTAACACATTTAAAGCTGCAACAAGTTTTATCTCGTATGGTGCCAGACGGTGTTTACTTAGATATGGACGGACTTGCAGAAGTTGATTTAGGTAATGGAACTAATTACAATCCAGCAGAAGCATTAAATATGTATTTCCAAACAGGTTCTATAGTTGGTAGATCTTTGACACAAGAAGGTGATCTAAATCAAGGTAAAGTTCCAATACAAGAACTTAATAGCTCTAGTGGCCAAGCTAAGATCGCAGCTCTTATACAAACGTATCAATATTATCTACAAATGATACGTGATGTAACAGGACTTAACGAAGCTAGAGACGGCACTACGCCAGATAAAGGTACTTTAGTAGGATTACAGAAGATGGCAGCTAATGCATCCAACGTAGCTACTAGACATATAAAGCAATCAAGTTTATATTTAACCCTTAGAATAGCTGAAAACATAGCGTTAAAACTAGCGGACGCATTAGAGTTTCCGTTAACTAAAAACGCTTTGCAAAACTCTATATCTACATATAGCGTAAAAACATTAGAAGGAATTGCTGATTTAAATCTTCACGACTTTGGTATATTCTTAGAACTAGAACCAGACGAAGAAGAGCAAGCTAAACTAGAAGAAAACATACAAGTTGCTTTACAACAAGGAGGTATTGATCTTGAAGATGCTATAGACTTAAGGCAGATTAAAAATCTTAAGTTAGCGAATCAAATGCTTAAAATAAAACGTAAGCAAAAAGGTAAACAAGAACAAGCTAATCAACAAGCTAATATAAAAGCCCAAGCTGATGCTCAAGCAGAGACTGCAGAAAAAACAGCAATGGCTGAAGTTCAGAAGCAAGAAGCTATATCAGGTTCTAACGTGCAATACGAACAAGCCAAGTCTCAATTTGAGATGCAAAGAATGCAAGCAGCTGCTCAAATAAAGCAACAAGAAATGCAGATACAGCATCAATACAACATGGAGCTCAAGCAGATGGACGTGCAACAGATGCAACAAAAAGAAGATAAAATTGAAAACCGCAAAGATCAAAGAACAAAGATCCAAGCAACTCAACAAAGTGAAATGATAAGTCAAAGGAAAAACGAAACAGCTCCTATAGATTTTGAAAATCAAAACGCTGCTCAGCAGTTTCCAACAGTATTATAACTGTTTATTAATTATTTAATTATATTATATTATGTCAGAACAAAAAACAAATGAACCTGTTAAACAGGAAGGTGAGTTTAAACTTAAAAAGAAAACTCCTAAAAAATTATTAACCCCACAAAGTAACGAACCAACCAAGGTGAATATTAAAGAACCTTTGATTGAACTACCACCAGAAGTTACTAAAGTGTCAATACCTAAAGAAGATGCCATTCAAATCGGAGAAACAAAAGAAGTGGTTGTGGGCGAACAAACCGGAGATAGCCCAGCGATGGGAGAACCTTTACAAGAGTCCAACAAGGATGTTGAAGGGTTTTATCCAATCAAAGAAGTAACAGAATCTGAAGTTAAAAAAGTAGAAGATGAGGTTGTAAAAGCAATTCAAGATGAAAAAATTCTTGGTAAAGCTTTACCTGAAAATATAGAAAAACTAGTTTCTTTTATGGAAGACACTGGAGGAACTATTGAAGACTACACAAGATTAAATGCGGATTATTCATCAGTAGATGAAAATACGTTATTAAAAGAATATTATAAAAAAGCTAAACCTCATTTAGATGAGGAAGAAATAAGTTTTATCATGGAAGATAATTTTTCATTTGATGTAGACTTAGACGAAGAACGAGAAGTCCGTAAAAAGAAACTCGCTAAAAAAGAAGAGATTGCAAAAGCTAAAGGCTTTTTAGAGGAAACGAAAAAGAAATATTACGACGAAATCAAGTTGAGACCCGGCGTAACACAGGACCAAAAAAAAGCTACAGATTTTTTCAATCGATACAATAAGCAGCAAGAAAAAGCAGAGCAACAACATGCACAGTTTAAAGAAAGTACTAAAGAACTTTTCAATGACAGTTTCGAAGGTTTCGATATTAAAGTTGGTGAAAAAAATTATAAGTACAATATTCAAAACCGTGAAAAAGTTGCAGAAAGCCAATCAAGTATTAACAACCTTGTCGGGAAGTTCCTAGACGCAGATGGTAATGTTAGTGACTCGAAAGGTTATCACAAAGCTATGTACGCTGCTGACAATGTAGATAGGATTGCCTCTCATTTCTATGAACAAGGTAAAGCTGACGCTATTAAAGACGTTGTTAACAAATCAAAAAACCCAAGTGATTCTCTAGCTAGAAAATCTCAAGGTGATGTTTTTGTTAATGGTTTTAAAGTGAAAGCAATTAGTGGCACCGATTCTACAAAATTAAGAATTAAAACAAAAAAGTTTAACTAAAAAAACAAAACAAAATGGCTTTAAATCCACAGTTTGGAGGGTTAGTCCCTTCAGGAACTCAGGAGATATTGAACAGTAACTACCTACAATTTAACACGGGTGGTGCAGGTGTAAATGATTTTGCACAACAATATTTACCTGAAATTTACGAACAAGAAGTAGAAAGATACGGAAACCGTACTCTATCTGGATTCTTAAGAATGGTTGGCGCTGAAATGCCAATGACGTCTGATCAAGTAATTTGGTCTGAACAAAATAGATTACACATCTCTTATTCTGGAGTTGTTATAGCTGCTGGTCCAGGTGCTGGAAACGACACGCTTTTAACTATTCAGAATATTTCAGCTGTTGCACCAGTAGTGCAGAATTTAATATCTATTAATGATACTATAGTTGTTTTAAACCCTGTTACAGGCGCAGAAACAAAAGGTATTGTTAGTGATTCTGGAGCTTACGCTGGATCTGGATTAAATCCAGGTGATGTTGTATTCACTGCTTTTGATAACGTAGCTTTCCCAGTAGCAGCTGCTGCCGCAGGTGTTAAAGTATTTGTATACGGCTCTGATTATCAAAAAGGACAAGATATGGCTGGAGCGTTTGTAGGAGGTGTTGCACCTGCTCAAAATGCACCAAGACTATCTGTTGATCCAGTATTAACTCAATACTCTAACTCACCAATCATATTAAGAACTCAATACGTAGTTAATGGTTCTGATATGGCACAAATCGGTTGGGTTGAAGTTGCGACTGAAGATGGAACTTCTGGGTACTTATGGTACTTGAAAGCTGAATCTGAAACTAGATTACGTTTCGAAGATTACTTAGAAATGAGTATGATTGAAGCTGAGTTTAATCAGGTTGCTGCAGGTATTGCTGCTAGTCCAGGATCAGAAGGTTTATTCGCTGCTATCCAGTCTAGAGGTAATGTACAAACAGGATTTACTGCTGCTGCAGGTCTTGATGAATTTGATGCTATCCTTAAGAATTTAGATACACAAGGAGCAATTGAAGAAAACATGTTATTCTTACAGAGACAAACATCTCTTGATTTTGACGATATGTTAGCTTCTATCTCTGGCGGATTTGCTGGTGGTACTGCTTTTGGTTTATTTGAAAACTCAGAAGAAATGGCTTTAAATCTTGGATTTTCAGGATTTAGAAGAGGTTCTTATGACTTCTACAAAACTGATTGGAAATACTTAAATGACGCTTCTACTCGTGGAGGAATCAATGGTATTAACTCAGTTGAAGGTGTATTAATTCCAGCTGGAACTTCTACAGTTTATGATCAAATCTTAGGAACTAATATCCGTAGACCTTTCTTACACGTTCGTTATAGAGCTTCACAAGCTGATGACAGACGTATGAAGTCTTGGTTAACTGGTTCTGCAGGTGGAGCATTTACTTCAACTCTTGATGCTATGGAAGTAAACTTCCTATCTGAAAGATGTTTAGTAACTCAAGCTGCTAATAACTTTGTTATATTCAGAGGAATCTAATAATCAACAATAATGTAATTCTTACCCTCGTTGTATTTACGGGGGTAATTATTACTTTTATAAACTATTTAATTATATTATATTATGGCTAAACAAGCTAAAGCAGAAACTGTTGAGGTTGCAACTCAAGAAGTAGTTACAAAAGTAGCTGCACCAAAAGAACCAACAAAACCTAGTTGGGAAATAAAAAATAGAACTTATTATTTAAAAGGAACTAAAACACCTTTGACGTATACAATTCCAGGAAAGCATACTAGAAAACATGCTTTACTTTATTTTGACGAAGAGTCTGGTAAGCAAAGAGAAATAAGATATGCAACAAATCAAGATTCGCCTCTTGTAGATGAACAAAAAGGTGAATGTACTATGGGTCATATCAGATTTGATAAAGGAATGCTTGAGGTAGATAAATCTCAGCAAAATTTACAAAAATTATTATCTTTATACCATCCTTTAAGAGATAAAGCATATCAAGAATATAGTGCTGTTGAAGAAGCTGTTGATCAATTAGATGTTTTAACTCATCAGGTTACAGCGTTAAATGCTGCTATTAGTATGGAAGTAGATCACGCCGAAGCAATTTTAAGAGTAGAATTAGGATCAAAAGTAAATGAAATGAGTTCTAAAGAACTTAGAAGAGATTTACTATTATTTGCTAGAAATAATCCTAGTTTATTTTTATCTTTAGCTAATGATGAAAACGTACAACTTAGAAATGTTGGAATTAGAGCTAGTGAATTAGGAATAATAAAATTATCTTCTGATCAAAGATCTTTTACATGGGGATCAAACGGTAGAAAATTAATGAATGTTCCTTTTGATGAAAATCCTTATTCAGCATTTGCTGCTTGGTTGAAAACCGATGAAGGAGTAGAAGTTTATAGATCTATAGATAAAAAACTATAAAAACAAGTGATACTAATATAGGGCGGTTACGGCCGCCTTTTTAGTATATTAAAAATAAAAAAAAATGGCAGTAAGTGTAAATACAGTATATCAAACAGTCTTGTATATAATAAACAAAGAACAAAGAGGTTACGTAACTCCATCAGAATTTGCTAGCTTAGCAACTCAAGTTCAAGATGAAATATTTACATCTTATTTTCCAGACGGAAATCAAGTAAACCGTCAAAATCAAAAAAATACTCAAAACGATACAGAGTTCTTTAACATGTTTAAAGACATTGCTTATAAGTTATATCCTTTTGAAAAAGACGCAGTGTTTTCTTACGACACTACTAATGATGGATTTGTGTACACAGGTCCTGGTGAAGTGTTTAAACTAGGTCAAATAATATCTACTTATAGCACTACTAATCCAATATACAATTCTATAACAGAATTAGCCAGTAAAAGTGATTATTCAGAAATAACTAGATCTAAACTAACCACTCCCACTAATCGTTATCCAATTTGCTTCACAACAAACGCTGTAATATCTCCAAGCGTAACTAGTCAGTTGTTAGTAAAAGTATCTCCTACTCCAAACGTATTAACAATAAATTGTTTATTTAAACCCTCTACTCCAAGATGGGATTTTACTATTGGTAATCTTGGTCAATACTTATTTAATCCAGTTGGAGGAACAGCTTCTACTAGTGTAGATTTTGAATTAGATGTATCAGAGAAAAATAATTTAGTAATAAATATTTTAAAATATTGTGGTATAATAATAAACGATCCCACTATAATTCAAGTTGCTGAACAAGAAGCTCAACAAGCTTCAAATAATGAAAAAGCTTAAAAAATGGGATTAATAACAGAAACAAATCAACAATATTACGCAGGTTCTCAAAATTTTAGAGGCAATGTAGCAAATGATCCTAATCAAACTTTTATAACAACTTTTGATACGGACTTAATACTAGGATCAATCAATAGTTGGGATCCTTCAGATGTAAATTATGTAACAAATAATTTTAAATTATATATTAGCGCTAGTGGACTAGCTGGAACATGGAGTGAGTGGATTACTGATATGAAAGTTGTTGGTAATACTATAGAGCTTGTGGCTGCTCCAGGAGCTAGTGTTTATGTTGTTGTGCAACTAAAGTCACTTACCGGTGGTCAGTATGGTAGCACAGATATAGAAAAAGCATTTGGACAAGTTGTTGAAAATAACTACGGCGAATACTCTTACATAAGACTAGGTGATGTTATAGACAATTACATGGTTGGTTACGTTGGTGATGGTAAAATAATTCAAACAGCTAAAAAATCCGACGTGTTATTCTTTGCTAAAAGATCATTGCAAGAATTTAGCTATGATACTTTAAAAAGTATACACTCTAGTGAATTAACAATACCTGAATCACTGTCTTTGGCAATGCCTCAAGATTACGTTAACTATGTTAGAATGTCTTATATAGATCAGCTAGGTGTTAAAAGAATTATATACCCAGCAAATAATTTAACTATAAACCCTTACAATACTTTTTTACAAGATAAAGTAGGTTCACCTGTGCAAGACAGTTTGGCTGAAAACTTAGAAGGCACGTCTATTACAGA